TTATATGATGATGAAGATGCTACTGGTGTAAAGAATTTACCCATAGTAACTGTAGTTGTATTATTTAATATAGATGTATCTGTATCATCAATCAATCCTAAAAGTTTAGAATGTCTAAACGAACTATTAAATTCTTGTAAGTCACTTATATTATAATTAGATATGGTTGTAGATATTAAACTTGCTAACTCATCTTTAGTTGATGTAGTTGATGTTGAATCATAATTAAAGTTAATATTTAAAATTAAGAAAGTTGTTTCTGGGTCTACAATGACTGGTGTAATAGATGCAACTTTGAATGGAGCAAATGCTGCAACCAAATTACTCTTTTGTACAGTTGTTAAATTTTCACCTGTAGTAGATTTAATTGAGATAAACACTTTACCATATTCTGGGTTAGATGATACTCCTGTACTTGTATCGTAACTACCATCTTCTCCACCCCAAACAGAAACTGCTTGAGTGTTTGCAAATAATTTTTTAGTATATGTTTTATAGTCATCTACTGTTACACATCTTCCTTGTGCTGCATAGTCTAATGGAGCATTAAGTTTTATTGATTGTAAAGTTTCTGCATCAGAACCACCTACTGCATTCGCAACTGTAGTAACTGTAATTGAAGTAACACTATCAATACTTGAAGGTGCACTAAATGTAGATGCTCCATTTGTTTCAGATTTATTTGTAATTACATATTGTAATACAACAATGTTACCATCTGACAATGCTTTACTTACTGTACCATCTCCAAAGTAAATTTCAAATAAACCACTATCAGTTTCTTGTAAATAATAAACAGTACTATTAGAAGTAAGTTGTGTTATATCTGTTGCCTTAGTATAAGTTGTAGTTGTTGTATCAGATGCAGATGTTTGTATCTTAACTGTTAAAGTAGAAGTATCACTATTGGCATCTCTTAATAAAAACTTCTGGTCAACATCTGAAGTATCTACTGTATATTTTGTTGTTATATAACTACCCTCATAAATTTTTACACTATCAAAAGGAACAGAGGTACCTGTGTTACTTGCAGTCACATCAGCAATAGTAACAAACTGATAATCAGTTCCGTCAACACTTGTTGTAAATGCTGTACCAGATGGCATTGTTTTAGTTGTGGCAGTTGTAGATAAACTTATGTTTACTGTTGCATAAGGTGCTCTTGCTGATGACACTTCATAACCTAATGTCTTTGCATGAGATACTATACTTGAACGAAGCGATGCACTATCTAAGAACATTTCGTTTGCCAACATGTTAGCATTAAATCCTAAGTAGTGAGTATTGTATGCAAGAGTATCTAACAGAATATTAATACCAGAACCTTCAAAGTCATAGTCTTTAAATTCGTTTTGTGCTTTTAAATATGTTTTTAGATTTGATTTTATTGCATCAAAATCTAATTCGGTTACTCTTAATCTTTTATCGTTTGTTGCCATTATCTTAATCTCTCTAATATAACTGATAAGTCTACTAATTCTGTGGGTGCGTTTACTACATAAAATTCTATTGCTACATTATAAATATTTCTATCCATATCTGGTATTGCTCTAACTGATACTAATCTTACTCTTGGTTCAAAGTTATTAATAACATCTTCTATCTTTCTAGTTAAAACTACTGCAGTGATAGGTGTCATATTCTCAAATAACATATCTCTGATTCCACCAGCTATCTCTGGGTGAAATGGTTTTTCAAAAGCATTTAAATTAATAAGATTTCTTAATGACCTCTTAACTGCTTGAATATCAGTTATTTTATTGACATCCTTACCCACATTTCTTTGACCAAAAAATAAGTCTAAATCAGAATATTGTTTAACATTCCTTGATATATTATTCTGTGCTTGGGCATCTTTATATGCAGACATTAGTAATCTCTAGTTATTTAATTATTATTTATAAGAGATAACTTAGGTAAGTGTTAATTTACTTTCAGTTTCTAGTTTTTCTTTTTCTTTCTGTATCGCATCTAAAGCATCTTGGGCCTGTTGTTTCAATACTGCACCATCTATCTCTATCTTAAAGTCTGGCATAGATTCTAATTTTTCTTTGATTGCCTCAATAGAAGGTATACTAATATTGGATGGTAACTCAAAAGGAAGTGTTTCACCATCTGCTAATTGTAAGTTTGGAAGTAAGTCACCAACATCACCTCCTGCCTGTATTTCTGTAGCAAGAGAATCAATATCTAATCCTTTATCTTTCATTGCTGTTCCAAATTGTGATGTTATGTTAGCAACTTGTGTTTGATATTGTTCTAAACCAGCTGGTGTTGAGATATCAATATCTGCCAGTCCAGCAAATTCTCCTTGCATATTTACATTGGGAACAGTAGGTAACTCTGGTATCATACTTGATAATGATGTTTGTAAATCAGCAACTTTAGATTCTACTGCTGCCTTCATAGTTGAAGCATCTGCTCCATGTTGAGCAACAAGACTATCCTTTAATGCCTTGGCATCAGTTGCAGTCTTATTAAATAATTCGTTTGCTCCTTCTAAATTTGCTGTTGTAAAATCTGCCATATTAATCTCCTATGCTGTTCTTCTCCACATGTATGCTGTGATGTATGGTTGTACAATATTATGAGCATTACCTGAACCAACAGAACTAGAAGTTACAGAAGCACCATTACCCTCTCCAAAACTTCTTGTAAATTCTACATTTGCTGCACCACCTGTTCCTGTGCCTGAATCATTAGAACCTAATTGGTGTGTATGTGCTGGTAGTTCTGCTATTGTTAATGTGTGTGTTTTTGAACCACCTGTTTCTCGTACTGCATCAAAATCAGTATCACTTGCATCAACACCTACCATAACTCTACCAGCTCCAAATGCTGTCCATGTTCCAAAACCTAGTAGTGTACCAGGGTTTGTTGCAACACCAGCATTGGTGTAAATAGAACCAACGGGATAAATTGTTTCTAACATGTGTAATCGTAAACCTTTATCACCACCCGTTAAATTTAATACTAAATCATTTGAATCATCTACATCAAGATTTATCTTAGTAGAATCTGTTCCGTCAATTTTTATATCTGCCATTGTTATCTCCTATGCATTAGGTGCTGATGTTATGTTAGCTGCCAGACCTGCTGTATCAGTATGTGTATGAGTTGTAAGTGCAATAGTATTCGCAGTAACTTCTTGTGTAGTTGTAATTGTACTACCTGAACCAGAAAGATTTATAGTACTTGATGCACCCTCGAATGTCATTGTTCCTACTGCCTCTGATTTAATATCTAGATTTGTTGCAGCCTTAACTGTCATGGTTGTTCCAGCAGATATAGAAGTTCCTGCAACACTTGATACTGTTACATTATTACTTGCTCCTACTAATACATCATTTAAAGATACTACTGAATAACTATCTTTCGCAGTGATATCATAAGTACCACCAACACTTCTAGTTTCTTTACCACCGATAGTAATATCACAATCTTTTGCTGTACCTGTACCTGTTACTCCGATTGCACCTGACATAGCATTTGCAATATTAAATCCATGATTACCAATTATTTCTTCTTCTAAGTTTCCACCACCTGTGGCACCAATCTTAACTTGTTCGTTCTTGTGTATCTTTCTTGTGAAGTCACCACCAACCTCTAATATATAATCACCATCTATTCGTTCTCTCTTTGTACCACTACAAGTTAAATTAATATTTCCTTTGACAAATACATTATTTGCTCCAGCAGTAAGTTCGTAATTATCTCCAAATACTTTTACTGTCTTACTACCATCTGCAACTATCTCCTCATAGGTACCTGACTTGTGTTGTCTGTATAATCTTTCTCCACCAGGTGTATCATCTATTTCTTGTATGTGACCTGATTCAGATTCGTGCACATGATTATAAGGATATTCGGATGATGTATATGGTGATGTGTCTACCTTTAATCCTTTAGGGTCAGGTTCACTAAATGTAGAAACTGTTTCTGCTTTACTTGTAGTTGATACAGTTGATAGATTTGGTTTGGTTGCAGTAGGTATTTTTTCCCATTTGTTTGCTCTACGATTCTGTAAAGATAAATGAGTTTCTGATGTTTGACCTTGTGCAAGTCTTGATACATCTGATTCTTCTATCGTATGATTTGAATGTGTAATCGTACCAGGGTACTTTCCATTAGGGTCATTAAATCCTGTAGTCTTATCTGCAGCAGATGCAGGAACACCAGGCAACGAACCCATAATGACTGGTTGTTGTTTTTCCATTGCATCACGAAAGAATCCTATAACCCAAGTTCCCTCTGTTAGAAAACTTGGTGTGTTTCCTAGTCCTTGCATAGATGGGTCGGTGACAGGCATCATGACATGTGCCCATGGTAAATCTTCTGATGGGATATCATTTAAATCTTGTGTGTGGTAACCTAGACAACGGACTTGTACTCTACCAAGTTTTGCAGGGTCATTACGATTTTCTACAACACCAGTAA